AATTAATCCACAGATTAAAGCCTGACATCATCACAAAAGGTGGAGATTACAAGCCTGAGCAGGTTGTTGGGTTCACCTTGGTCAAACAGACAGTTATCATTCCTTTCCTAGATGGCTATTCATCAACAAGGATAATCAATGCAACTCAAAGGAATAGTAAAGAAGGGCTGGGGGTCGGAGCTAATCTGGGCTACCAATAATAAGTACTGCGGGAAGCTAATGACTTTCCGCAAAGGTGCAAAGTTCTCCATGCACTTCCACGCTGAAAAAGATGAGACTTGGCTAGTCCAAAGCGGCCTGTTTAAGGTCATCTACATAGACACTAAAGATGCCAGCCGCCATGAGAAGATCCTTAACGTCGGGGATACATGGCACAACCCACCATTACTCCCTCACCAGCTAGTCTGCCTAGCAGCAGGTGTGATCTTAGAAGTCTCAACTGCTGATTCCGTAGAAGACAACTATCGAGTAGAAGCGGGGGACAGTCAATGCGTATCTTAGTCATTGGTGATGTCTGTATAGATGAGTACAGATACGGGGAAATCCGGAGAGTAAATCCAGAATCCACTGCGCCGTTGTTGAACTTTGAGGATAGCGAAGAGAAGCTGGGCATGGCGTTTAACGTAGCCCAGAACCTCAAGGCATTTGGGGCTAATGTCACCCTATCTGTCAGTGAAGAACTATCCCGCAAAATCAGGTACATAGACCGCAGGACAGGGGAGCACCTTCTTAGGGTAGACCATGACGTACAGGCCAAGCCTTATTTGGTTGGTACTAAGTACATGTTTGATGCCATAGTTATTTCTGACTATGACAAAGGTTTTGTAACCAATGAGGTTATCTGGAAACTCCGTCAGAAGTTTCAAGGGCCAATCTACATGGATACCAAAAAGAAGAACTTGGCTAACTTCCCCGGCGTTTACATCAAGATTAACCAGCGGGAACTGTATGAATCTACGTCTATCCCTGATCCAGAACATCTAATCGTTACCTATGGGGCCAAGGGATGCGGATATAAAGAAACACTCTACCCGGCTAAGGTGATAGAAGTTGTGGATGTATGCGGGGCAGGCGATGTATTTCTAGCGGCTATGGTGTACAAGCACATACAGACTGGGGACATGGATATAGCTTTACCATTTGCCAATGAGAAAGCGGCAATATCTTGCCAGAGCATAGGGGCTGTATGCGTATCTTGATTACTGGATATAAAGGCTTCATTGGCCAGAACATGGTAAAAGCCATGTCAGACCACGACCTAGACCTGTGTGAATGGGGTGATGAGTATTCCCTCTATGGAATAGATAGAGTCATACATCTGGGTGCTATCTCAGATACACGATGTCAAGATTGGGTAGCTCTGCGTAAACAAAATGTAGGGTATACCATTACTTTAATGGAGAGGTGTCAGAAGTATGGGATACCTATTCAGATAGCTTCTTCCGCTTCAGTCTATGGGCCAAACAATACGACGTTTAAAGAGACTGACCCAGTAGCTCCTGCTAATCTATACGCAGAATCTAAAGCTCTTATAGAAGAGTACTTTCATACTATGCAACCTGTTGCGCCCATCCAGATATTCAGATACTTCAACGTCTACGGCCCACATGAAGACCATAAGGGCGATCAGGCTTCTCCGTTTCATAAGTTCCGCGAGCAGGCAAAGACTGGGACAATTAAAATATTTGAAGGTTCAGAAAACTTTAAACGTGACTTTATTCATGTAGATGAGGTCATCAAAGTTCACAGAAAACTTTTAATTTTTCTAGGTTCTGGAATTTGGAACGTAGGAACTGGAAAAACAATGTCATTTTTAGACGTTGCTCGCTTGGCAGCAGATGAATTTTCAGCGAAAATAGAGACTATTCCAATGCCTATATTGGGTGGTTATCAAATGTATACGTGTGCTGACATGACCAAATTGAATGGGATATTAAAGTGAGAGACTGGGCCGAGGCAATTATTGCAGCGGCCTGTATAGTCGCCTTTGTAATCTTTGGAACCTACATGATTGCATGGAGTTGGGGTTTATATGGAACTTGAGTATTACACCAAGATTATTGGTGCGGTAACTGCCTCAACTGCCATGATCGGTGGCGGTTATACGCTTGCCGACAAGTTTGGTGTATTCCATAAGGACATTCTCAAATGGTCACCAGAGCACTTTCAAATATCCGATGCACCTGCAAATGGCGAATTCAAGGTTGTAGTGGCTCGTCAGAAACTTAGAGATAACTGTGAAGTTACGTCATTTAAGATAGAGGTGCGGGATTCTGAATTGGTTGTACACCCAGCCAAACCTAGCATTGCAACGTTTTCAGGCCCAGCCAGCGACACAGTAGATAAGTTTGGATACAAGTTTAAACTTGACACTACTTCACAAGTGACACCCGGCGTTGCTACGTTAATGGCTCACATTAAATACAAGTGCCCCGAAGGTGAAGTAATTGTCAATTACCCTGCACATAAAAACTTAATGTTTACAATAAAGGAATCCAATGTTTGATGTATTAAGTGGTGGTATTTTGGGTTCAGTATTTGGTGGCTTGTTCCGTATGGCCCCCGAGGTGCTGAAGTTCTTTGACAAGAAGAACGAGCGCCAGCATGAACTGTTGATGTTTACACGCCAATGTGAACTAGAGACATTACGTGGTCAGCAGAAGTTGGCTGAGATTGGCGCACAGCGGGAAGCCGCTATTGACGTAGGCGTAATGGATGCGTTTCAGTCTGCCATAGAGCAGCAAGCCACAATGGTCAAAGCCGCTGGTGGTTGGGCGGCTAGTCTATCCGCTTCTGTCAGGCCAGTCGTAACTTACTGGGTTCTGTTTGTGTGGTCATTCATCCACGTATGGTTTGCATGGAACGCATGGATTACTGGCGCTCCTCCTGTAGAAGTGTTCAAGATAATGATGTCACCTGACTTCTCAGCTTTGCTGGCTGGGACAATTAACTTCTGGTTCCTTGATCGTACTTTAGCCAAGCGCGGGTTATGAACCTAGAACTAGCCGCAGAGATGTGCAAACGGTTTGAGGGCTTTCGCTCCAAGCCGTATCTTTGCCCCGCCAATGTAGCCACGATTGGCTACGGTTCTACCTACTACGCAGATAAGCGCAAGGTAACTTTAGAAGACGCACCAATGAGTCAGGAAGAAGCTCACGCGCTTTTAATGATTGAGCTTGAGCATACGTACCTACCCGGTGTTCTGCGTAACTGTCCCGGCTTAATTCTGGACGAACGCAGGTGCAACGCCATCGTGGACTTTGCCTACAATTTGGGCACAGGACGCTTGCAAACATCTACGTTAAAGAGGAAAATCAATGCCAATGATTGGGAAGGAGCAAAAGAACAACTTATGCTCTGGACTAAGGGTGGCGGTCGAGTACTGCCGGGACTATTAAAACGCCGCACGGCTGAGTGCGCTTTGTTGGATTGACCAATGGCACTAAAAAAACTTGTACTAAAACCGGGAGTGAACCGGGAAAACACCCGTTACGCTAACGAAGGTGGTTGGTATGAGTCCGACAAAGTGCGGTTCCGCCAAGGTACACCTGAGAAAATTGGTGGCTGGGCACGTATATCTACAGCTACGTTTCAAGGTCTGTGCCGTTCTCTATGGAATTGGATCACGCTAGATAACTTAAACCTGATTGGTGTAGGCACTAACTTAAAGTTTTATCTTGAACTGGGTGGTGAGTACAACGATATTACGCCTATTCGGGCGGCGGCTATCCTTAATAACCCGTTTGCCACAACTAATCTGCTTACTTTAGTTACAGTTACAGACACAGCCCACGGTGCAATCACGGGTGACTTTGTAACGTTTAGTAACGTAGCTCCTGTAGGTGGCCTTGATTTAAACGGTGAGTATTCTATTACTTACGTTGACGCTGATACCTACACAATCGTATCTACTACTGCGGCTACTTCTACTGTAGCGGCTGGTGGTGGCTCAACTGTTAATGCTGTCTATCAAATTAACGTAGGCGATCCATACGAGATCCCACTAGCTGGTTGGGGTGCGGGTACATGGGGTGCAGGAACTTGGGGCTTTGGCGGTACGTCTACCTCGGCCTTGCGTCTGTGGAGTCAGAACAACTTTGGTGAAGATTTGGTTTATGGTTTCCGTGGTGGCCCAATCTATTACTGGGATGCTGGTTATGGCGTAAACCCTGCTTTAGCTTCAATTACCATAGCCTCTCCTGCGGTGGTTACTGCCGCTTATAGTTTGCCTAATGGCTCTCCAGTCATCTTTACAAACAGTGGTTATCCTGCTGCGCTACCTACAGGGCTGTCTCCCGGAACAATCTACTATGTTATTAACGCTAGTGGTAATACGTTTAACTTAGCGGCTACTGTTGGCGGCGCGGCTATTACCACTACAGGTACTCAGTCTGGCGATCACTACATCATGCCGAATGGTGTAAACATCGTTAGTCTGTCAGGCGCATCGGACTGTCCAATTATCCAGAACTTTGTCTTTGTATCTGACATTAGCCGGTTTGTGTTTGCGTTTGGCTGCAATGACTACGGCTCTACCACACAAAATCCTATGTTGATTCGCTGGTCGGATCAGGAGTCTGTGGTTAACTGGACACCATCTGCTACTAATCAGGCGGGTAGTGTTACGTTGTCTCACGGCTCTAGCATCGTAACTGCCATTCAAACCCGTCAAGAGATCTTGGTGTGGACTGACTCAGCCATCTATTCTCTCCAATACATTGGCCCGCCAGTGGTTTGGTCTAGCCAGTTGATGGGGGATAACATCTCTATCCTTGGTCAAAACGCAGCGGCTCAGGCTTCTGGCGTTGTGTACTGGATGGGCGTAGATAAGTTCTATCTGTACGATGGACGCTTACAAACACTGCCATGCGATCTCCGAAGATACGTATACCAAGACATTAACCTCCAGCAAAACCAGCAAGTGTTTGCTAGTACAAACGAGGGTTTTAATGAGATCTGGTGGTTCTACTGCGCGGCGGGTAGCTTGATTGCCAACCGTTATGTGGTGTACAACTACCTTGAAAAAATCTGGTACTACGGCACTATGGAGCGGACAGCTTGGCTTGATTCTGGCTTAAGAGACTTCCCTATTGCCGCTACGTACAACTACAACTTGGTCGATCAAGAGTTTGGTTTAGACAATAATGAGACAGGTACGCCAGCAGGTATTGAGGCTTACATTTCATCTTCTGAGTTTGACATTGATGACGGGGACAAGTTTGGATTTGTCTGGAGAATGCTACCCGACCTGACATTCTCAGGATCAGATGCTTCACCAACCCCGCAAGTTACGTACACTTTATATCCCATGCAGAACTCAGGCTCTGGTACAGGTACGGCGGTAAACAAAGATGTAGACAAGCAGACGGGCGCTCAGTACACAGTGACTGAAGGTTTTACAGGGCAGATCAATACTCGTGTGCGGGGCAGACAGTTAATTTTAAAGGTTAGCTCGGATAACCTTGGAACCACATGGCAGTTGGGTGCTACCCGTATTGACATTAGACCGGACGGCAGACGATGAGCTTTATTGTTACCACCGATTTTGAGCTTAATAAGGTAGCCGCACCTAATCTGCCCTTGCCTCCAAACGAGTACGACCGTTTATATTTTGATCAGATGCTAAACATCTTGCGTCTGTACTTTAACAGGATTGATGCGTTAACCACGCAGTTAATGGCTTCTGGCGTAGTTCCTCCTTTGACTAACTACACAGTGGCTACTCTACCTAGCGCAGTCACTTCAGGTAAAGGTGCAAGGTCTTTTGTTACTGATGCTCTAGGCCCAGCGTTTGGGGTAACTGTTGCGGCTGGCGGGGCTATTGCTGTGCCTGTATATTCTGACGGAACAAATTGGAAGGTTGGATAATGGCAGCGCCAACAATGTATAGCGATGAAGAACTGTACCAACAGACGGGAAGTTGGGAAGCTGCTGCTGCACGGCGCGATGAGCAAAACAATGCGTTAAACCAATATAACTGGAGTCAACAAGCAGCTTCT